TTAGAGCCTTTGCAGAAAGAGGATTTGCCCGTGTGGGTGATGTGGCTAGGAAGAATAATGTTAGGCTCAGCTTTCATCCTGGCCAGTTTTGCGTGTTGGCGTCTATTAACCCGGGCATAGTAGAACGCAGTATAGAAGAGTTCGAGTATCATGTGGACATGGCTCGATGGATGGGATATGGTCAAACATTCCAAGACTTCAAGATCAATGTGCATATCTCCGGCAAGCTGGGACCACAAGGTATTCGTGACGCTCTTAGCAAAATGACACCCGAGGCTCGCAACTGCCTTACCATTGAAAATGACGAAATGACCTGGGGTATTGAATCTAGCATTGAATTGGTCAAAGACTGTGCCTTGGTGCTAGACATTCATCATCACTGGATTAAAACTGGAGAATACATTGAAGCAAATGATGATCGTGTTAAAAGGGTTATCGATAGCTGGCGTGGTGTGCGCCCTGTCATACATTATAGTGTTTCACGGGAAGACTGTCTTATTGACCATCCCAGACACATCCGCCCCGATCTTCCGTCCCTCCTAGAAGCAGGTTACAAAAAAGCCAAACTAAGAGCACACAGTGGCTTTTATTGGAATACCGCGGTCAATGAGTGGGCGTTGACACATAGGCCGTGGGCAGACATCATGTGTGAAAGCAAGGCCAAGAATTTAGCCTCATTTGCCCTTTACGAGCAGGATAAAAAAGTTACGGAGCCTTTGGCTTTCGCGGAGTCTTCGGCGCTGCTACTTTCTTAATAGGCGCTTTTTTCGCTGGTGCTCGTTTGGCTTTTGCCACTGCCACTGCTTTGTTTTCAGCAGAAACTTCTGCTGCTGTTGGCTCGACTGAAGGTTGTGCGACTTCGACTGGTGGAGTTTCTACCTTGTAGGGAACTGCAACAGGTTCGGCTGGCTTACTGCCAAAAAGTTTCTTGATTAATCCTAGCATATTAAAATCTCCTTGTCGGTTATTTATGCGGTAAATACATGTATGGCATACAATTTCATTCAAAAGTTCATTGTTGAAGGCAAAAAAGACAAACTCATACAGTTGACACTGCCATACGATCGCGAAGATCTCGATCCCGTGAAATCCAAAGAAACCATAGATTATCACTACGGAACATTATACAAAGCCTATGTTGATCGCTACAACAAGGGCGAAGGTGATGACGATTTCAACGAAGCTGGCGCATTTTTACACAGTATCTATTTTGGTCAACTACAAAAACCAGAAGGATCTAATAGACCCTATGATGCTATTTTACAGTTTATAGAAAAACACTTTGATACTTTTGACCGGTTCAAAGAAGAATTTGAAAAAACAGCCATGAAGATACAGGGCAGCGGATGGGTATACTTGGCTCGGGATGGCAAGATCAAAACCATTGTGAATCACGAAATCAAGAACGACATTGTGCTATTAGTAGATTGGTGGGAACATGCATGGGCATTGGACTATCAGGCAGATAAAAAAAGCTATTTGTCTAATATATGGAAGATAATAAACTGGAGAATAATCAATGGCGTACTCGGACAAAGTAATTGATCATTACGAAAACCCACGTAATGTAGGATCATTTGCCAAAGATGATCCCACAGTGGGCACTGGTATGGTCGGTGCTCCTGCTTGCGGTGACGTAATGAAACTACAAATAAAGGTAGATCATGATACAGGTATTATTACAGATGCAAAATTTAAAACGTATGGCTGCGGATCGGCTATCGCGAGTTCGAGCCTTGTCACAGAGTGGCTCAAAGGCAAAACCCTCGACCAAGCCGGAACAATCAAAAACAAAGAAATAGCAGAAGAACTAGCTCTACCACCAGTAAAGATACATTGTAGTATCCTTGCAGAAGATGCTATCAAGGCGGCCGTAGATGATTACCGTAACCGACACAGCGGCTAAAAAGATTAAACAGAATTTAGAACGCCGAGGTAAAGGTGTAGGCATTCGCATAGGTGTTAGAACCACAGGGTGCAGTGGGCTAGCCTATGTGTTAGAATACGTGGACAGTTACGAATCTGAAGTAGGAGTAACTAATTTTGCACACGACGGGTTTGTTGTGCTGGTTGATGCCAAAAGTCTAGCCTATTTAAACGGGTTGACCATGGATTGGGTCCGCAATGGACTCAATGAAGGCTTTGATTTTATCAATCCCAATGAGCGAGATCGCTGCGGCTGCGGCGAATCATTTAGAATTTAGACACAGGTAAGTCTAAACTAGCAGGCATGTTCCATATCTGCTTCTGCTCAATCCCCTTGCGTTGAGCAAATCTTTTGGCATCACAAGACCCGCAACAATGAAAGAAATTGTTGCTGAGGCGTTTCTTATCTATATGTTTGAGATCTCTTTCAAATATTGAATCACAGGCGTCACATCTCAATACTGCTACGGTCTTTTTTCTCTTATATTGATGTTCGACTCCGTGTTTACTGAGTCTAGAGTATTGATTTTGCTGAGTTTTGATTGTGAGAAACATCTAGTATTTACATCCGGCTTATAAAACTTTGGGCTAAATATTAGAGCATTTGCTCAATCTAGGATTCTAACCATGGCAAGAAAGACTATTGATATCGGTACCGTTGGCAACGACGGCACCGGCGACAGTATAAGAGATTCATTCCGTAAAGTTAATGACAACTTTAGAGAACTTTACAGCTCACTAGGGCTCGGCGAAAGATTACAATTCACAGGCCTAGAAGACACTCCATCTACCTACGTGGGTCAGAACGATGTTGTTACTGGCAATACTCCTGTAGTCACTGTGAATAACACAGAGTCAGGACTGCAATTTAAAAAACTTGTTGCAGGCAGTGGTATCAGCATTGATTTTACCACTAACCCCAATCAAATTGCAATTAATGCAGATTTTGCCGAAATAGCTGCTGATACAACACCACAACTAGGCGGCGATTTGTCCATGCGCTCTGGCGGTAATCAATATCGTATAATTGATGCCGGAACAACAATTAGCCCGTTGGCACCAATTTACAGTCACGAATTAGTTAATAAGAATTATGCAGATTCTAAAATATCTAGATTCGGAGTCAATGCCATAGATCCTGCTACAGGTCTTACGGATACCAGCTTTGGACGTATGAGCGGACCGCTGATACTTTCTAGAAGTCCAGAACCAGATGACGACACAAATTACGGCGGATTGATCGCAGCTACAAAACAGTATGTTGATAGTTCGGCATTTGGTAGCAGTGTGAATTTGTATGTGGCGCTCAGCGGTGAAGACGATCGCCCGGGTGTGTCGCAAGAACTGCAAGGTCGTGCTCTAGCGTATGCTTATAGAACTCTCGAAGCTGCTCTCAAACGTGCAGAACAATTGGTTTTAGAATCACGAGCTATTATTGGGCCTTATGAAAAAACACTGACCTTTAATAACGGAGCTACCGAATGTTCGTTGACTGCCATTGAAGAATCCCCTACATCTGGCATAGGATTTGCTGGCACCATACGTATGAGTGTGGACACTGTTGTAATTAATACTGTAGGTGCAAATTATTATCCCGGTGATATACTACAAGTCTCTGGAGGAACTGTGCCTTCGGGTGGTGGGGCTTGTTTAATAGAAGTATTGACTACCCTAACTACTCCCGGTGCTATTGTTACTTTTAAAGTCGTCTCTACTGGCACATATACTGCGCTACCGGGTGCAACTGCCGTGCCGACCACAATCATCACTAGTGCTGCGCCTGTAGGGATCGGTCCAATAGGAACTGGTGCCACTTTTAATATCAGATACAAAGTGGGGTCAGTATCTATCAGCAATGGTGGAAGTGGTTACAGTTTAGTTTCTGTAAGAATTACCGGTGGCGGTGGTAGTGGAGCATTCGGTTCCGCTGTGGTTACCGGCGGGGCAATTACCAGTATCACTATTACAGACAAAGGTTCGGGATTTAGCTCATTGCCAAATTTCGTAGTAGATCTTCCTAGATTCTTGATCTACACCGCAGGATTGCGCACAGACTTCACAGGAGATGTTACTACTAACACCGTTGAAGCTGTCCGAGGTCGAGACATACGTGAAGGACTATTCCTACGAGGTAAGACCAGCAACGCATTGGCCCAGATTGTGGCGCATTCAGGACAGCTAGAGAGTGGTGGCAATGAAATTTTTGATGTGGATATATTATCTGGCAATTTTCAAATAGGTGAAAGCATAACCTATGGAGACATTGCTAGAAACATACAGATTTCTGTGCTAGTAGAAAGTGGAGAATATTTCGAAAACTATCCACTAAAAGTTCCTGCAAACGTTTCTGTAGTAGGAGATGAATTCCGTAGAGTTATTTTTAGACCTCGTCCAGGCACATCTGCTAGTCCTTGGGCATTTAATAAATTCCGTAGAGACCCAGTCATTGATGGCCTTGATGTGGTCACACAGGCCTACGGTTATCATTATCTACAGAACAGCACTCAACCTGTCTACCCCAAAATACAAAACAAAGGCGGCTACGAAGCAGCTGCGGACCTGATCAGATTGAACAGACAGTTTCTACAGGAAGAAATCGTTGCTACTATTGAATTCCGCAAAATCAATAATGTTATACCTTTTGTTTCTACTTTTAATTATGATAAACCATTCTACAAAACCAGCATAGGTATCTTAGTTGACGATCTTACTTTTGATCTAGACTACGGAGAATACAATCGAACTATATCTGCAGCACTGAAATATTATCAAAGTGAAATTGGTAACACAGTAATTACCACACAGCTCAGTGAATATCTGGCGGTGATAGATCTTTTTGAAGAGCTGGTTCAAGATATTATCACTAATACTGCGGTGACCTCACCTAAACAGAATTTATTTTTACAGACTATTGATCCTGCGTTCCAGTCTGAGGTGGGTGCTGATGGGGTTATCACAGACTTGATCACAGCGTTCAAGGATGTAATTGATGGATCGGGATCAGTGAATTATCCCAAAGACAACGAAGAGATGGACGTGTTCCTAGCCAACGATACCGTGCGTTGGCAGGCTATATCAGCCATAGGTCATGGCGGTTTCATGGGAGTATTGGATCCCACAGGTCAGATATTGTCAAGGTCTCCATACTTTCAAGAGTGTGCTTCATTCAGCCGCAGCAAGGACAGACAGGTGTTTGCTGGCGGTATGTTCACAGACGGATTTGCAGGCAACCTGGAATTTAATATCGACGTCGTGGTCACTCCAACAAGATTGCAAGTCAGTGATCTTGATAGATTTCCGCAACTTCCAGCATCATTCATTGTAGCAGATTCTGTATATAGAATAAACTATGTCCGAGACTTTGTCTATGACAAGGACGGCAGCACAGCTACATTTGTATTAGATGAAACCACGCCTTGGCCATTCAGCGTATTCACGTACAATTCCGCTGCCTGCAGTCGAGACACTGGATTGATCCTAGATGGCCTGGGAAGAGATATTGTGCTAGGCACCAACTACTGGACCAGACAAAATGGCTTGACCTACAGACTCAGTCAAAGCGCAGTGGTATTGACCGATCAACGACGAATCACATTGGAAGCTATTGAGTTCGTGCATGATTCTGTAAACGATCTAATTACTGCTTACCCTACCATTCAAGAAACTGTGGATCAGAGCAATACTGTCATAGCAGACACTATAGAACGCGGCATTGTTGCCGCACCAGCTCTGTCATTTACACTACCGGTTGGACTGTCTGCTAACGTCACTAATGCCTATGCACTGCTGTTGGCAAACAGAGACTATGAAATCGCTGAACTAATTGCTTATATCGATGCACAGATAGCAGGCAATCTCAGTGGATTTACCACTGCCACGGTATATGTGGCCAGTGAAGTAGAATATCAGATTAGACAAGCTGT